CCTCTTTTCTAACTCTATCCCACAATCCGATATAAAAATTACACCATGGCAACTACCAAAACCCCACGCAAAAAACGCACCGACAGCGCGGCCGCCATGTTGGAAGCCGCGAAAAACGCCACGTTGCCGGACCTTATGCCACCACCGCACGTGCAAATTTCTGCGGACGCTATGCCGTACTACCGGGATATTCTGCGCGCGCGCTCCCGCGCCGAGTGGAACGACTTCCAACTGACCGTCGCCGCGCAGTTGGCCGAGTGCATGGCGAAGCAGGTCGAGATCGAGGCCACCTTGCTGCTCGACGGCCTGACGATCGACGGAATGCACGGGCCGAAGCCCCACCCGCTGGTGTCCATCCTCGAGCGCATGGCTTCGCGCCAGCAATCGCTCGCCCGTTCGCTGCAGATGGTCGGCCGGGTGGCGCTGGGCGACCCGCGCGCGAACACCAAGCAGCGCGAGCTGGAGAACAAAGCGCGCCAGGTGCACGCGGAGGCGTCGGCGGAGGAAGACGACCTGCTGGCATGAGCGCTCCTGTCAAAAAACCACTGACGCGCGGTGAGAAGGTGTGCGCGTTCATGGAAAAATATCTGGTCGTACCGGAGGGGGATCTGATGGGCCAACCGCTCAAGCTGATGCCGTTTCAGCGCGACTGGTTGCTTGCTGTTTTCGATAATCCGCACGGCACCCACACCGGGGTGTTGTGCATCGGCCGCAAGAACGGGAAGACCGCCTTGATCGCCGGTGTGCTGCTGGCCTTTATCGCCGGCCCCGAGGCGGTGCAGAACAGCCAGATTGTCAGCGGTGCGATGTCGCTGGAGCAGGCCGCGCTCGTCTTCGATCTTGCTTGCCAAATGATAAACCTGTCGCCGGAACTGGGCGAGCGGATCAAAATTTTTCCGTCAGGCAAAAAGCTCTTGGGCCTTCGGAAGAACGTCCGGTATAAAGCGCTGTCGGCCGAGGCAAAAACGAAGCACGGCCTCAGCCCCCTGGTGATTGTGCTCGACGAACTAGGACAGGTGCGCGGTCCGTCCGATCCGTTTGTGTCCACCCTCCAGACGGCGCAGGGCGCGTACGAAAACGCCATGCAACTGATCATCAGCACACAGGCGCCGACCGATGTGGACATGCTCTCGCAGATGATCGACGCCCAGCGGGAGAATCCGGACCCGCATATCGTCTGCCACGTCTACGAGGCGCCGGCGGACGCCGCCCTGGACGACGAGGACGGGTGGCGCGCGGCCAATCCGGCCCTCGGGGTGTTCCGATCGCTCACCGACATGCGCAAACTGTGCGCCAAGGCCAAGGCCACGCCCAGCTTCGAGCCAGAGTTCCGCAACCTCAACCTGAACACCAGGACCGAGGCCAACGCCCCGTTCGTCAGCCGCTCGATATGGGAAGCGAACGGCGCGGAGCCTACTCGCCGGCCCCGCCCCCGTGTTTTCGGGGGCCTGGACCTGGCAAGTGTGCACGATTTGACTGCCCTGGTGCTGGTCGACGCGGACGACGGAAGCGTTTATCCGTGGTTTTGGTTGCCCGAACACGGCTTAAAAGAGAAGTCCGATAAAGATAAAGTGCCCTACAACCTGTGGGAAAAGCAAGGATTTTTGCTGACAACCCCCGGAAAAGCGGTACAATACCGCCACGTTGCCCTTGTTTTACGCAAGATTTTCATTGATTTTGACGTACAATTGATCGCATTCGACCGGTACCACATGCAACAATTGAAGCCGTGGCTCGACCAAGCCGACATGCCGATGGCGCAGCAGGATGCGTTTGTCGAGATGGGGCAGGGGACTGCGTCGATGACGCCGGCGCTGCGCGAATTGGAAGTGCGGCTGCTCGAAGGGCAGCTGCGCCACGGTAACCACCCCGTACTGGCCTCCTGTGCGGCAAACGCCAAAATCACAGGTGACAGCGGCGCCCGCAAGTTCGACAAGCGCACCGCGCGCGGCCGCATCGATGGTATGGTGGCCTTGGCCATGGCAATCGGCGTGATGCCGCAGAAAGTGGAAGATGGAAAACGGACCTGGGATGACTATCTTGCGGACATGGCGGTGACATGAGCGACAAAGGCAAGCCGAAGGGCTTTTCGCTCAAGGCGATTTACTTCTCGATCCGCGACGCGCTGGGGTATCGGCAGATCGACCGCGACCCCGGCAACCGCGATGTGGTCAATGGTAGCTACAACATCGGTGACAACACCCCCCGCATCGACCGCGCGCTGCAGCTCTCCACCGTATGGGCTTGCGTCAAGCTCAAAGCCAACGCCATCGCCACCCTGCCGCTGTTCATCTACGAGCGAACCGAGGTCAACGGGCGCGAGTCCCGCCGCGTGGCGCGTGAGCACCCGCTGTATCGCCTCCTGCACGATTCGCCTAACGCCGACATGACGGCGTGCGAGTTCTGGAATTCGATCTCCGTCCGGCGCGACACCTGGGGCAATGCATACGTGCTAAAGACCTTCAGCGGCGCGCGCATCGTGTCGCTCGACCCGTTGGACCCGGGCCGCATGACCGTTCGGCGCACTTACGACGGCGCGGTGACGTACATTTACGCCGATCCGAGCGGCCAGAAGACCTACACCGAGCGCGATATCTGGCACATCAAGGGCTTTACCGAGGACGGTTTGGACGGTTTGTCGCCGATTGGCGTCGGCGCCCGCTCCATGTTCCGCGCACAGAGCGCCGAGGCCGCGTCCTCCGCCCTCTTTTCGGGCAATATGCGGCCCTCCGCCACGGTGACTGTCGAGCCCATTCTGACCAAAGATCAGCGAAAACAGGTGCAAGAGTCCATGATCGACGGCATTTTTGGTAACCCCGAGATGGGTCGCGTCTTCCTCATGGAGGGCGGCGCCAAGTACGAGCAACTCACCATCAACCCAGTGGATGCCCAGCTGATCGAGCAAGTCAACGCCAGCGTCGAGGATCTGTGCCGATGGTACGGCGTGCCGCCGGCGATGATAGGCCACGGCACGGCCGTGTCAAACTGGGGCACCGGCCGCGAGCAGCAGAACCTGGGATTCCTGCAGTACGTCATCGACCCTGACCTGGTGAGCATCGAGCAGAGCATCGCCAAGAACCTGCTCACGCCGGCCGAGCGCCTGCGCTACTTCGCCGAATTCAGCCGCGAGGGGTTTTTCCGCATGGACAGCACCGGCCGTTCGGCCTACTACGGTGCGATGATCAAGAACGGCGTCTACACCCCGAACTTCTGCCGGTCGCTGGAGAACCTGGAACCGCTGCCCGGCGGGGACAACCTGTTCATGCAAAGCAACATGATCCCGCTCGATATGGTCGGAAAAATCACAAGCACCGCGCAAAGTAATGATACAATCGCGCAAGATACCGAGGATAAACCTGCATGAACTACTTGACCAAATCGATTGACCTGGACCTGAAAAGCTTGACCGACGCCGGCCGCTTCTCCGGTTACGGCTCGGTTTTCGGCAACGTAGACAAGGGCGGCGACGTCGTCGAGTTCGGCGCCTTCGGTAAAAGCCTGGAGCTGTGGGGCAAGTCGGGCCGCGCGGTGCCGACCCTGTGGCAGCACAAGACCGACGAGCCGATCGGCGCGTGGTCGAACCTGACCGAGGACAAGCACGGCCTACTGGGCGACTCTGATCTATGGATCGAAGACGCGCCGTACGCGCGCATCGCCCACAAGGGCATGAAGACCAAGACGATCACCGGATTGTCGATCGGCTACCGCATCAAGCGCGACAGCCACGACAAGAAGACCGGCGTGACCACCCTCCACGAACTGGACCTGGTGGAGATCAGCGTGGTGACCAATCCAATGAACGACGCCGCGCGCATGACCGACGTCAAGAGCATGATCGAGGCCGGCACGTTGCCGACCTTGCGAGAATTCGAGGACTTCCTGCGGGATGCAGGTGGGTTCTCTAAATCACAGGCCGCCGCCATCGCTACATGCGGCCTGTCGAAGTTGCTCCGGGGTGAGCCCGGCGACACCAAAGGCGATGACATTCTAGCCGCGCTTCGCGGTTTCAAACTCACCCCGAACTAAAAGGAAATACCATGTCCGACGAAAATCAAGTCAAAGCAGCTCTCGACAAGATCACCGACCAGGTGCGCGAGGCCGGCGAAAAAGTCCTGTCCGACGCCGCCAAGCTGACCAACGCCCAGAAAGAGCGCATCGACGATCTGCTGGTGAAACAGGGCGAACTGCAAGCCCAGTACAACGAACTGGAGCAGAAGGCCGCCCGCCGTGCCGGCGCCGACGACGCCGCCCAGGCCAGCAAATCAATCGGCTACCGCGCCATCGAGAACGCGGATTTCAAAGCCAAGTCCGAGCGCATGGCCGGCGGCGAGCGCGGCTCGAACCGTTTCGAGGCCAAGGCGCTGACCACCGTGTCGTCCGGCGCCAACATCGTGGCGGACCGCCAAGCCGGTGTCATCATGCTGCCGGAACGTCCGATGACGGTGCGCGACCTGATCACACCCGGCCGCACGAGCTCGAACAGCGTGAGCTACATGAAGCAAACCGGCTTCACCAACAACGCGGCGCCGACCGCCGAGGGCACCCGTAAGCCGGAATCGACCATGGCGATGGCGCTGTCGACCGCCAACGTGGTCAAGCTGGCCCACTTCATGAAGGCGTCCACCGAGATCTTGGCCGACTTCCCCGCGCTGCAATCGATGATCGACGGCCAACTGGTCTACGGCCTGAACTACGTGGAAGAACTGCAACTGCTGAAAGGTTCCGGCGCCACCGGCAACCTGAACGGCATCTACACCCAGGCCACCGCGTACGCCGCGCCGTTCACCATCACCAGCCCGAACAACATCGATACGCTGCGCCTGGCGCTGCTGCAGTCGGAGCTGGCGCTGTTGCCCTCTACCGGCATGGTGCTGCACCCAACGAACTGGGCCGCCATCGAACTGCTGAAGGACACCCAGGGCCACTACCTGATCGGCAATCCACAGGGCACGCTGTCGCCAACCTTGTGGGGCCGCCCGGTGGTCACCTCGCTGGCGATGACCGTCAACACCTTCCTGACCGGTGCTTTCAAGATGGGCGCGCAAGTTTTCGACCGCGAGCAGTCCGGTATCATCGTGGCGACGGAAAACGAGGACGACTGGGTGAACAACCTGATCGCCATCATGGCCGAGGAACGCCTGGCGCTGGCCGTGTACCGCCCAGAAGCTTTCATCAAGGGCGCCCTGACCGCGCCGTAATGCCTGAGCCGCCCTCCGGGGCGGCTTTTTCAAAGACATAGGAGGGCATTATGCCAAGCGTAAAAGTATTGCAAAGCGTGTCGCACGGCCGCTACCACCTGCATGAGGGCGAGACCCGCGACGACATGGGCCAAGCCGACGTCAATACGCTCAAAGAATTGGGCTTTGTCGAGGACTCCGCCCTGCAAACCGGCGTGACCGACAGCCAGGACGACATCGACGATCTGGTCGGCGGCGAGAAGATGGCCGACGCGCCGAAGAATAAAATGGCCGCCGCGCCAGCCAACAAAGGTAAAAAATAATGACCATCCGCCTCCTCGCCACCTATCGGCAATTCAAGCCGAATACCAACGTCACCTTGGCGTCGGGCACCGAGGCCGCACTGGTGGCGGGCGGCAACGCAACCACCGATCTGTCCGGCGGCGTGCCCTACGACTACAAGCTGCCGGCTAACACCCGGCAAAACGCCATCGCCTACGGAACGGACGGAGTACCGCTCGGATTTTCCGATAGCACGGGCAAGATCATCAGCGGGTTTTCCGGCATCTCGGCACCGGGCGCGCCGACCGGCCTGACCCTGACGGCTATCGCCGGCGGCGTACTGGCCACCATGACGGCACCGGCGTCCACCGGTGGCACGGCCACTATCGGCTACGAGGTGACGCTCTCCACCGGCCAGGTGCAGCTCGGCGAAACCACCACCGTCACGGTGAACGCTCCGGCAGGCGTCGCGGTTACGGCGACGGCCAAGGCCATCAACGGCTACGACAAGAGCGTCGCCAGCTCGGCCTCGGCCAGCGTGACGCCGACCACGTTCGTGGTGCCGACCACCCCCGGCGCGCCTACCGGCCTGACTTTGACGGCGGGTAACGGCAAAGTGACGGCCAGCTGGACGGCGGCCGCGTCGAACGGCTCGGCCATCCGCGACACCATCGTCACCCTGAGCAATGGCGCCTCCGCTACGGCCCTCGGCAGCGCGACCACCGTCGAGGTGGCGACACCGAATGACGTTCCGGTCACCGCCACGGCGCGCGCCAATAACGGTGAGGGCGCGGGCCCGGCGTCGGGCGTTTCGAACAGCGTGACGCCGACGACCGTCTCCGCGCCGGCGCCGGTATTCACCGCACCTCCGGTGCTGCCGAATCTTCCAACCGCAGGCACCGCTTTGACCGCGACGCCGGGCACTTACACCGGAACGGCCACCATCGACAGTTTGACCATCGTCAAGCTGACCGAGGATGGCCCCGTCGACGTCGGGCTGAACTACGTGCCGACGGTGAACGACCTGCAATTCCGTTTCATCGCGCGACATACCGTGTCCAGCACCGGCGGTGCAGACATCGCCACCAGCATCTCTCGCCCGGGTGTGCAGACCGTTGGGCTGCAGCCGTCGTTCAACCAGTCCACTGACCCGGCCAATGCGACGACCGGCGTCACCGGTTTGCCGGTCAATCCGTACATCATGGCTCTCGATGCCCCGGAGGGTTACCGCGTCAAGATGTGGCTTGGCCAACGCACCGCCGGCGCGACGGTCAGCATCGCATGGCAAGTCGAGACGGGCGTCGGCACCAATGTCTACGCGGCGGGGGGCGGCACGAACGGCGTAACCACGGGCAACCACGTCTACACCTGGTACCAGCCCGCGAACGGTGAAGCGGGCCGACGGCTTCGCGCGGTGTGCACGTTGGGCGGCACCGGCAGCAATCCGCAGCCGCCGTACACCACCACCCCGGTGATGATCGTTGCGGCCGTCGCCGCCACCGGCAAAGTGCGTACCGTCGCGGTCTTCAATCGCATTCCGCTGGCGCCGCAGATCCCGGCTTTGGCGAACGACATCCGTCGACGCGTCCTCAGTAACATGCGCCGAGAAATCGGCTCCGGGCCGATCACGCATATCCGGCCCCGGATCCCGAATTACATTACCGACGGCGGCACCGGCAACAACGCCCCGGGCAACCCCTTGCGCGTGCAGGGCGTCGACTTCGTCTATAACGGAGTCGTCATCCCCTTCCGCGTGGGCGGTGTCGCCCCCACCGAGGGCACCCCCCTGCTCGTACCCAACGGCGGCTACGTCGACGGCGACGAGATCGCGGTCAGCGCTTTCGGGCTGCTCCCCTATATCCCAGCGGGTGAATCGGTCTTGTGCCGCATGAAAATCGAGGTGCAAATCGGCGACGTGTTCGGCCGCGTGGAAGCCAGCGACGCAGGGGGCGCGGAGCACATCTACCTGATCGATTCGTCGACTATCGTGAACGACATCGGCAATACCAACTCCGGGAACAACTACGAGCTCAGCGCGACGAACTCGACCTCCGCGCAGGAGGGGCCGGCGGTCCTGGTGTTCGGCAAATTCGCTTGCGGCGATCCGAAGACCGTCGGCTGTGTCCGCGACTCCAAAGGGGCGACGGGTAGCAGCTTCCACGTTTCGCTGGTCGGAGGTATCCCCGGCAAGGCCAAGTTCGCGGGATTGAACATCTCCCGCAGCGGCGGCAATTCGGGGTTCTTCACGGGCTCCACCGAGCTCCAAAGCTACGCGCAATTCGCCTGGGTGTGGGTGCCAGGCATGGGGGTGAACGCCGTTCAAGATACGGCCAATTTCAGCAATGCGCGCGGGCTGGACACGGCCAACGCCGCCATCTGGACCGGGCTCAATACCTACGCGGCCACCGGTGCCGGCGTTCACCCGCTGGTTATTGTGCAAAGCGGCATCGATTACCACTTCAAAGCGACCAACCCATCGAGCGGCCTGTCCTACAACACGCTCATCTCGTCGCGCCAAACACCGTTCATCCCGTTCGACATCAACGGCGACATCGACAAGTATTTCGTCCCGGCGATGAAGGCGGCGGTGGCGGCGGGCACGATCGCGGCCTACGTGGACCACCGCAAAGCTTACTCACTGAGCCAAGACGAGACGTCGCCCCTGTATCTCAAGGGCATGCAGACCTACGTGGCGGATGGCCTGCATTTCGCGGACTATGTGCCAGGCGCTCGGGTCGATCGCAAAATCGTCGACGCAATCGTCTAACCCATGGCCATCAAAGTCATCACGGCGCCGACGGCCGAACCGATCACCCTCGCGGAGGCCAAGGCCAACCTGCGGGTGGTGTTCGACGACGAGGACGCAGACATCACCCGCATGATCCGCGCCGCGCGCCAGATGGCCGAGGAGCGCTTAAACCGCGCCCTCATGCCCCAGGTACTGGCCTTCGGCGCCGACGGCTTTTGCGGCGCGCTGCGCGTGCCCCGGCCGCCACTGCGCCAGCTCGATAGCGTCAAGTACATCGACAGCGACGGCACCGAGCAGACGCTGGCCGGCGCCGCCTACCTGGTGGACGGCTTCAGCGAGCCGCCGATGATCTCGGCCGCCTACAACACCCCATGGCCCACCACGCGCGCGCAGCCCGGCGCCGTGGTCGTCCAGTACCAGGCCGGCTACGCCGACGCAGCCAGCGTGCCCGAGCCGATCCGCCAGTGGATGCTGCTGGCAATCGGTGCGTTCTACGAGCACCGCAGCATGGTCAACGAAGGGCAGACCTACGCACTGCCCGACGAGTTCTACAAGTGGCTCTTGCAGCCGTACGTGGTGTACCAATGATCACCGGCGGCCAGCTCGATCGGCGCATCACTATTCAGCGCCCGACCACCGTCGATGACCCTGAGTATGGCCCGGTGCCGGGGCCGTGGGAGACCGTGTTCGCGCGCGTGCCCGCCCAGGTGTGGGACGTCCTGCCCGGCAACGCCGAGCGCAACGGCCAAGCCCTCGACTTGTCGGAGCGGCCGGCGCGTGTGCGCATGCGCTATACGCGCGGCGTCACGTCCGATATGCGTGTGATCGTGCACAACGAGGTGGACACCATCCACCAGATCAGCGCGGGGCCGGCGGAGATTGGCCAGCGCGAATGGATCGAATTCATGGTCAAGGAATTCAGCTCATGAGCCAAGAAAACATCACGGGCGGCGCCGCGCTTGACGCGCTCCTGCAATCGCTACCGGCAAAGATGGAAACCAACGTCATGCGCTCCGCGTTGCGCGCCGGCGCCAAGGTCTATCTCGACGAGGTGAAACAGAACATCCCGGTGGAGCACGGGCTATTGCGCCAGTCGGCGCGCATCACCACGCGCAAAGGAAAGGACGGTCAGGTGTCGGCCAGCGTGAAGGTCGGCAACAGCGTGGCTTTCTACGCCCACATGGTCGAGTTCGGTACGCGCCCCCACAGCATCACCGCGCGCGGCATGACCGTCAACGGCGCCATGGTGCGCAGCGTCGAGCATCCGGGCGCGCGCCCGCGCCCGTTCATGCGCCCAGCGGCCGACGCCAAATTCACGGCCGCCGTCGCCGCCGTCCAGAAGAAAGTACGCGACCGGCTGCGCGCGCAGGGTCTCGATGTGCCCGACCCGGTGCCGCCCGACGAGGCCGCAGCATGAGCGCCGTCGCCATCGTCCGCGCGCTCCTGATAGCCGATCCTGCGGTAACGCTACTGGTGCCGGCCGATCGAATCTATGTTGGCCCCGCAACGCAGTTCACGGTGCTGCCGGTCATCAGCGTGACCCGCATCTACGGCGACGAGATCAGCACCATCGCGCGCCGCCAGGCAGGCAAGACGATGCGCGTGCGCGTGCAGGTGACGGTGCTGACGAAAGACCCCGGGGGGTTCGCGGCGGGTGAGAAAATCCTCAAGGCCGCCGACCTGGGGAGGGGCATCCACACCGGCACGGTGTTGTCCTACCACGTCAAGTCCATCCAGCAGCAGGGCGAAGGCCCGGATCTGCCGGTTGGCGACGACAAAATACACGAGAAATCACGAGATTTCGTGGTAACTTTTTCCGAACCGAATTAGAATACGGTATCGGTAACCCCGCCCGACACGCAATGGTGCGCGCGGGTTCCCCACAGGAGAAAACATTATGCCGTTTCCAGCAGATTTCGAAACCTACGCCGGCACCCGCTTGTTCGCCAAGCTGGGCCGCCC